ACGGCAGGTCATTTTGGGTGCAATCAGTAGCAAAAAGACTGAACTCAAAGAACCGTTGCTTGTCGAGGCTATTGCCAAGTCTTTAATTTACGATCTGAGCGCAGATGTGGTGGTTGTGAACTCAGTCAATCTTCAATCAAACAGCCGCACAACCATCTTGGCAATGAGCAATCAGGGGCGTGAAAAGTCTCTTGAGGGCGTAATCAACGCCTTGTTTACCAGTTCGCCTGAACGCAACCGTGCGGTCATCACGATGTTTCAAGGCGAAGTAGCCTGCGATCCGTTTGTGCCAAGCTCAAAACTCGGTGAGTACGCTGTCAAACATGGCGTGACATATATGTGCCGTGGCGCTATACCGCCTGAACAAGGCAGGTTTGTAGGCTACATTGCGGTGGGTTTTAAAATACCGCCTAAAGATATTATCCAAGCGAAGACTCGCATTAACTTAGCAAGCACGGAGATGAGTAAATGATTGATAACTGGAAACTAGCTTTTGAACAGATGCTCAAAAGTGAAGGTGGCTTCACAGACGACGAGCGTGATGATGGTAACAAGTTACCAGACGGGCGCAAAGGCTCAACCATGCTTGGCGTGACTCAGTACAACTGGGAACAACACGTTGGGCATCAAGTCACCCACGACCAAATGCGTAAGCTAACCCCTGCGGATGTTGAACCCTTGTACAAGAAGAAGTATTGGGACGTTGTTCGTGCAGACGAATTGCCTTCTGGGATTGACTACCTAGTCTTTGATATGGGGGTCAATGCGGGACCGGGGCGCTCTATTAAGCTACTACAGACTGCCGTAGGCGTAACACCTGATGGCGGCTTTGGTCCGATGACGATGGCTGCTGTGCAAGCGGCTGATCCTGTTAAGTTGATTGAGAAGTTCAGCCAAGAGAAAGAGGCGTTTTACCGTGGTCTTGAAAAGTTCACTGTATACGGTGAAGGCTGGCTTAATCGTGTTGCAGCAGTTAAACTGAAAGCCTCAAGTATGCTTGGGTAGATCATGGCGCTGACCAAACTTGTACTACGTCCCGGAGTTTCACGCGAAAATACCCGCTACACAAGCGAGTCGGGTTGGTACGTCTGCGACAAGGTTCGGTTTCGGCAAGGCACACCTGAGTCTATTGGCGGCTGGGTAAGGATTTCTTCTGCGACCTATCAAGGCGTGTGCCGTTCGTTATGGAACTGGATTACGCTGCAAGGCGCAAACCTTATGGCGGTTGGCACGAACCTCAAGTATTACATTGAGAACGGCGGGTTGTACTATGACATTACGCCTATTCGTAAGACCTCGACTGGCACGGCGACCTTTGCCGCAACCAATGGATCGGCGGTACTAACTGTCACGGATGCTGCGCACGGGGTTGTTGTAGGTGATTTTGTGACCTACACGCTTGCTGTGTCGTTAGGCGGTGTAATTACTGCCACGGTGTTAAATCAAGAGTACCAAATCATCTCAGTGCCTACGGCAAACACGTACACAATTGACGTGACAACCGTAGCGAACGCAAGCGATGTGGGAAACGGCGGCGGGGCAACGGTAGCCCAATACCAAATCAATGTGGGTCCTGAAATTCAAATCCCGCTTGTTGGGTGGGGCGCAGGATCATGGGGGTCTGGCACATGGGGTGTTGGCGGCACGTCTGGCGTGTCATTACGGTTATGGTCAGAAAACAACTTTGGCGAGGACTTAATCTTCGGACCACGAGGCGGCGCAATTTACTACTGGGTTGCCTCTACGGGCTTAACTGTTCGTGGTGTGGCATTAACTTCCAGAGGGGGCGCATCTAATGTGCCAACTATACAGAATTACATCTTAGTCTCGGATGTGTCGCGCTTTGTGTTTGCCTTTGGCTGCAACGAGCTAGGTAGCGCCATACAAGACCCGTTGCTCATACGCTGGTCAGACCAAGAATCGGCAGTCGATTGGACACCTGCCCCAACGAACCAAGCGGGTAGTCTTAGGCTCTCACACGGCTCGGCTATTCAAACGGCGTTGCAAGTACGTCAAGAGGTTCTAGTATTTACCGATACGGCAGTCTATTCCATGCAGTATGTGGGCGCACCGATTGTCTGGGGAGCGCAGTTATTGGGTGACAACGTATCATGTGTTGCACCTAATGCGGTATCTTTGGCATCAGGCGTTGCGTACTGGATGGGCGTGGATAAGTTCTATAAGTACGATGGTACGGTGCAGACCCTTAAATGCGATTTATGGCAGCATGTGTTTAGCGACATTAACTTGCTGCAAGCCTACCAAATCTTTTCAAGCACTAATGAAGGCTTTAATGAAATCTGGTGGTTCTATTGCTCAAAAAACTCAACAACTATAGATAAGTATGTTGTGTTTAATTACCTTGAAAGCATTTGGTATTACGGGGAACTGGCGCGTACCGCTTGGATTGATGCTGGCACACGGAATACCCCCGTGGCAGCGACCTACAGCTACAACCTCGTCAACCACGAAGTGGGTGTAGATAACGCGGAAAGCGTAACGCCCGTAGCCATTAACTCGTACATCGAATCAGCAGAGTGGGACCCAGAAGACGGGCATAAGTTTTCATTCATCTACCGCATGTTGCCGGATATTACGTTCAGAAGCTCAACAAACGGGTCAAACCCGCAAGTGACGATGACAATTATCCCCATGAAAAACTCTGGCTCTGGGTACAATAACCCGCAGTCCGTGGGCGGCAGTAGTGAGGCAACCGTTGTGCGAACCGCCATTGTGCCAATCGAAGAGTTTACGGGGCAGGTGTTTATCCGTGTGCGCGGCAGGCAGTTTATCTTTAAGGTAGAAGCCAATCAGCTAGGCACAGGGTGGCAGTTAGGCAGACCTCGCGTTGATATACGTCCTGACGGGTTGAGATAACATGGGATTACTAGCTAACCGTGCGCCACCGAATCCGCCGCTTCCGCCTGCGGAATACAGCAAGCCGTACTTTGACCGGCTAGTCAACATCTTGAACTTGTTCTTTCAACAGATCAACGCTATACAACCGATTAGTATTGCTCAGTTAAATATCAACGTGAATACGCTGCCCACTCAAGCAGACCTTGCTAACTTGCGTGTGGGTGACGTGTACAGAGATACCGCAGCGGGTAACGTCTTGAAGGTAAAAGTATGAGCGAGGGTAATGACGGGTACTACTTCGACCAACAAGCAGCCGATGATGCGGCGTATGAAGCCAATATGCTTGCAATTGCAGGTGAGACCGCCCCCGCGCCTGATATAAATAGTTTATATCAGGAGTTGTTAGGTCGCGCACCTGATCCTACTGGTATCGCTGCAAATGCAGGGGCTTCTGCCGACACGATCCGTGAAAGCATTCTAGCGTCTCCTGAGTACAACAACCAGAACGTCAACACTATCTATCAGGACTTACTAGGTCGCGCACCCGACCCAACGGGGATTGCTGCCAACGCAGGCGCTACACCGGAACAGATTCGGCAAAGTATCTTTGGTTCTGCGGAGTATCAAAATCAAAACCCATACCAAGCGCCACCTAGTGGGTTCTTTGATATGCCGGGGTATGGTGCAGAGAACGCTGATCCGTATTCGATTGTTGGCAATATGCTCATGCAGGGCAATCAGTTGGTGTACAACGTTGCCCCAATCCGCGACGACAGCGGGTATGTCTCTGGTTATAAGCGCACTGATACGGGCGAAGGCATTGACTTAAAAACGCTTAACAAAAGCATCACGGGCTACGACAAAGAAATTACTGATTTGTATGAAAACTTACTTGGGCGTGCGCCAGACGTAAGTGAAGTCATTGCATATAACAATCAACTAAAAAGCGGTGAGGTTAACCTAGGTGATGTATACCAAGGGTTCATGCAGTCGCCCGAACGCCTAAATCGAGTGATGCCGTTTCTTGATCCAAGCGCCGACACTAACACTAAGTTTGAACAAGGTGTGCGCGGGTTTGATGCCAAAGGATTGTCCCGCGAGGGGTATCTTGAAGGGTTGCCAACGCATTACGTTGATCCCAAAACGGGAAAACTAGCAGCATGGTTCGGTACGCTAGGCGATAGCATGCAGACCGATGACTACACTTGGCACACAGTCGATGAGCTACGTGCCATTCCTGACGCAAAGGTTTACCTAGCCCAAGAGTCAAAACGCGATGTAGGTGCTGACTGGCGCAGCTTGGGACGAGGCGCAGCTATGGTTGCTGGCACTGTGCTTGCACCCGAACTTTTTGCGTATTTAGCCCCCGCTGCCGCAGCAGGAGGTGCGGGTCTTACAGCAGCAGAGGCAGCTACTTTAATGGGCGGTACGCTTTCTGAGGCAGGTGCTGCGGCAACAATGGGCGCAGGTGGGGCGGGTGCATTTTCTACGGGTAGCGCCTTAGCTGATGCAGCATTAAAAAACGCCGCAATGAACGCGGGGGTTACAGCCATTAAAGGCGGCAGTCCTTCTGACATCCTCAAAGCAGGGGTCATTGGTGCTGTGAGCGGCGGCGCGGGGTCTGCAATTGGTGATATGGGGTTAGGATCGCTAGGCACAACACTTGCCAAGGCGGGAGTACAGGCGGGTATTACTGGGTTAACCGGTGGTAATGTGGGCAGTTCACTTATGTCTAGCGCAATTGGTGCGGTATTGCCTGTAGCGTTGGATAAGATTATTCCTGAAGGTACGTTTGATGGTCTACCGACTCCAATCAAAGACGCGTTAATTGGCTCTGTGTCTGGCGCGGTCAAAGCCGGTATTTCAGGGGGCGATATTTCTGACTCAGCCCTTAGTGGCGCAATCAATAGCGCAGCAAGTTCAGCATGGGGTTATGTTTCTGGGCAGTTTAAAGACCTTTCAACTGACGAGATAGTTGCAAAAATTAAAGAAACGGTTAGCCCCCCTGACACTGGGAGCGGGTCTAGTGCGGTTAGTGAAGATGATGGCGCAGGCGGACTCCCTGCGTCAAATAATATATTTAGCCGGGACACCGAAGAGGAATTTGGTGCGGGTGCGGGTGAATATGTTATTGCAAACTTATTAGGCGTGCCGACTAGGATTCCCGTAGAAGACGCTTTAGCAGCCTACCAAAGTGAAGTTAACCCTAATGCCACGATTGACGATCAGGGGTTTCAAGCGGCGTTGTCTAGAACAACCACGCCTGATGTTGGAAGCGTAACGGTTGCACAAGAACCAATCACCAATCCTAACGCGCCTTTTAATTCGCCATTTGCACCAAAACTTCCTGCAAGCGCCTATGATCCCGCAATTAGTGCGTTGGAAGATGCGGGGTTAAACGTTGGGTATTCAACGCTAGATCAGTTTACACAAGACCCCGGCGCACTTGTAGACGCTGTGTATCCTGCATTGGCAGGTCGGCAACCCACGGCGCAAGAGCGCCTTAGTTTTATAGATCAATACTCAAACAGCAATACAACATCCCCGCAAGACTTGTTAAAAGATATTTACGACCAGATTCAAATGGATAAGCAAACCATTGTTTATCCCGATATAAAAGCGCCAGTCGTGCCTCCAGTCCCTCCGGTGGCAACCAAACCTGTTGAACCAAAACCAACCGAACAGGTAGCTGGCGGCGGTGGTGGCGGTGGTGGCGGTGGCGGTGGTTCAACGGGTGCGCCTAGTTCATCTGCTGCGCCTAGTTCGGCTTTAGACCAATGGTTTGCAGATAACATCGTGGGAGAGTTTGAGCCTATTGATTATATTGATGCGCCAAACGAAGTTAAGAAAGAGTTGGCGGAAAAAGAATATATTGATATTTACGGGTACTTAACACCCAAAGGTGTGCAAGACCTTACCGGAATTGGCTCTGGCGGCACTGGCACAGCGCCGGGGATCGGTGGTCCGGGCGGCACAGGTGGCGGCGTGGGCGGTGGTACTGGGACAGGAACAGGAACTGGGGAAGGACCCGGCGAAGGCACTGGTACAGGCGGTGGTACGGGTACGGGCAGTGGTACAGGTACGGGTACAGGTACGGGCAGTGGTACAGGCACAGGTGCGGGCAGTGGCGCAAGTAAAGCCGCCGCTAAAAAAGCCGCCGACCTTAAGTTTAATCAATCGCTCAATATGGCATTACAGTCGGTGCAAGCCGTATCTGCTAAGACCCCGCCCGGTGCGGAGATTGACTACCTATACGATATTGGTGGCGAGAGTATCTTTGCCCCAATGAAAGCACAGAGCAAGTACCAACCACGCGAAGGCTACTACGACCCCAAAGTAGAGCGTCAGTACGCACAGGGCGGCATGGTTGCGTTTGACGAGGGCGGTGATGTAGAAGGTATCGCGTCTTTGGTTCCTATGACATACAACCAACCTGCGGTAGCGCGGGGCGAAGCTATGGCAAATCGTCGTGGCGATGCAATGTTACGGCAACACCTAAAAGACCAAGAAGCGCAAAACCAAGCTGAACAAAAACAACGTGCGTTAGATGCCGCGATTAAATGGGGTCGCGCTGACATGGATGCCGTACGTACGCGCTCAGACGATGAAGTACCAACGTCAGTTAACCAAGCTGTGCAAAGTCAATTTGGTATGAACCCCGATGCCGAACGCCTGACACTTTTGCCACGCTACGATAAAGAGCAAGGTTGGGTTGCACCGGAGATGTTGTTTGATGCGGCACGAGGCATAGTCGCCCCCGGAGTTGCTGGGCGGGGCGGAGAGGTATCCGCAGAGGAGGCTTTGAATCTTGCATTGAATGTGGCGGGTACAGGCTTTGGGGCAAGTGGGTTGATGCGTAATCCTACAGGCGCGGGCGGCAAAGACTTAGGGATGTTTATTGGTCCAAACGCTACAACTTGGGATAAAGCCGCCTATGATCGTGCGTTAAACCTAGATGCAAAAGGCCACACAGCAGATGAAATAAAAGCAATAACTGGGATGACGCAATCCCCGTCAAGCGGTCGTTGGTCGCAATTGATGAGCGATAAGAACTCTTACGTCAACCCAACAAAAATGCCGGAGTTAGATACAAGCGGTAACGTGTTTGGGTATGGCGCACGGCTTGGCGATGTGTTTCATCACCCAGAGCTATACAAAGCCTACCCAGAACTAAAAAATGTGTCGATTCAAAGGGAACGCGGGGGTGGGGGAGCGTTTGATCCGGGCACTTCTACGATCTACATTGGTGACGATATAACCAATCCAGAAAAATTACGCGATGTTATTTTGCATGAAATTCAACACTGGGTGCAAGACGCAGAAGGCTTCCCTCGCGGCGGCAACACCAACGATATGATGCGCGAGATAATTAAAGACCCACAAAGTGCCGCCCGTACTAACCCGCTAACAAAACACTTTGTTGATTTATACGATTTGCTTGTGAACGAGCGAAAAGCTTTTGGTAAATACCGAAACTTAGAAGGCGAAGCGCAATCTCGCGCAACAGAAAAAACCAAAGACAAAGACATTACGGAATTGCGTTCAATGGCGCTACAAGACATGTATGACGTACCTGTCGGTGGTATGGACGTAAGGTACAACGATGGCGGTTTATTAGATTTGTTAAGGAGTAAATGATGAGCGTTGAGCTTTTGGATGCCGTTAAAGAATCGCCCGCTTATGAGCGTGTTGAGCCTTTATACATGGAATTTGCCGAAGTCGATGATATTTGGGTTCGTGCGTATGCCATAGAGAAAGCGGGTTCTGTTGCGGCGCAACACGTGCACCCACACGATCACGTGACGCTAGTATCTAGCGGTGCGGTCAGAGCGTGGCAAGACGATGAAGATATGGGAGTGTTTCCTGCCCCGTCAATGATTACTGTAGTGGCAGGGAAGAAGCACATGTTTGTTGCACTAACCGATAATGTTGTCTTGTGTTGTTTGCACAATCTTCGCGGCACAGGTCTTGAGTCGCCAGAAATTATGGAAGGAGTATAGCTATGGGTATGGCAGATATTTATTCGACCGTGGAGTCTGGCAATATCGGCACTGGCATGAACTCAGATGCGTGGAATGCGTATGCAAATGGGGGAGTTGGTTCAGGCATCAACTGGAGCGACCTCGCCACAAAATACGGTGCAAAAACTGCCGCGCTGCTTGGTGCAGGGCTAGGTGCGTCTGGCTTAATGAACAGTAACCAACCAAAATCTGGCTATCAGGGCAAAATTCCAATCCTGTCGGCTACGCGCCAACAACTACCGATTGATTACAACGCGCCTCGTCGCCCCGGAAGTGGTGGCAGGCGTTACTTTACCGATATGGTGTATGCACCCAAAGCGGGTATTGCTGCCGTAGCCCCTGCTGCGCCTGTCGTGGAAGCACCTGTCGCCCCAGTAAACCCAACGCCTACTACGCCTGATGTGGTTGCTGCGGCGCATGGCGGGATGATGGGCTACGCAGAGGGTGGCATCGCGGAACTTGGCTATTATTTAGGCGGTAAAACCGATGGAATGGCTGATAAAATACCTGCAAAGATTGACGATAAGCAGCAGGCTAAATTAAGTCACGGCGAATTCGTGGTTCCCGCCGATATTGTGAGCGCATTAGGCAGTGGCAATTCAAGTGCAGGCGCTAAGGTTTTATACGACATGATGGATCGAATCCGTAAGCATGCACACGGCACAACCAAGCAGATTAAACCTGCAAACTTAAAGAAAACGCTACCTGCGTGAGGTGAATGATGGCTGAAGCTACTCCTGCAACGACTACTCCTACGATTCCTGATCCACTAGCGGGCGCTCAGTTAAGCACTGAATCCGCGCTATCTAATTGGGCGGGTCCCTATGTCACGGACATGCTTGGCAAGGGTCAGGCACTAAGTGAAACGCCGTATCAGGCGTACATGGGACCCCTGACTGCGGGTGCGTCAGACCTACAGAACCAAGCGTTTCAGGGTATAGCCGGGCTTGCCATGCCATCCACAATGGGTGGGTATACGCCTCAATCGTTTACAACGCCCGGCACAGCGCAGCAGTACATGAACCCGTACTTACAACAATCGCTTGACCCACAGCTTGCAGAGATTCGTAGGCAAGCAGAGATTACCCGCATGAACGATGCAGGGCGGCTAACAAAAGCTGGTGCGTATGGCGGTGGTCGCCAAGCCATTATGGAATCTGAGGGCAACCGCAACCTTGCCACGCAACTAGCTGCGACTACTGGGCAGGGCTATAACACCGCATACGATAAAGCCGCAACTCAGTTTAATACTGAGCAGGGCTTGGGTTTAAATGCTCAAAACTTGACCAACCAGTACGGGCTATCGGCACTGGGTAAAACGGCGGAACTCGGCGCAACGCAGCGCGGTATTGAAAGCGAAGGTATTGCAGCAGACATGGCGCAGTTTAACCAAGAACGTGACTTCCCCTACAAGCAGGTTCAGTATCAGCAGTCGTTACTGCAAGGCATGCCGTTGGCTACGCAATCGTATACTTACCAACAACCTTCTACTGTTGCAAACGTTCAGGGTACGGCGGGCGGGTTGTCTAGTTTATATAAAACATTGTTCGGCTAAGGAAACATCATGTTCGGTATTGACCAACAAGTTCAACAAACGGCAGATGCGTACCGTGGCAAGCCTCAGATGCTTCAGCAGAAATACGCTCAGAACCAACAGCTTATTGACTTGTTGGCATTGCAAAAGCTTAAGTCTGACAAAGAAGAAGCCTCGCGCCAGATGGCGTTGTCTATGCAGGGTAAGCCACCGACCATTGCAAATCAGCGCGAGTCGCAAGTCTTAGATATGACCAAGAAAGAGGTCATCGACGAGCAAGCCGGTGTCATGCAGAACAAGATGAAGCAGATGCAGGACGCACAAAAGAAAGTCTTGCAAGCAGCCGGTGCGCCACAGATGCCCGGTCAAAGCACACCTCAACCACAGCAGCCACCCTCAGCAGGGTTGGCAGGACTGTCTGCGCCGAATATTCAGGGCATGGCAGGTGGTGGCATTGTTGCGTTTGACCAAGGCGGAAGTACAGGCGAGGAAGAAGCTCGTCAAGCGTACTTGCGGCAACAGCAACAAAGACAGCAACCCCAACAAGCACCGCAGGCTGCAACGCAGGCTGCACCACGGGGCGGTATGCAATCCGGGTTAGATGCGCTTCTAACGATTCGCCCTGAAGAGATTTACCAACGCCGCCGCGAGGAAGCTGCGCGTGATGTTAATTACACACCCGAAGAGCGTGCGGCTAAAGAGCGGCAAATTCAAGAACGTTCGGCAGCGGATAAAGATGCGGAATTGATTAACTTTTTATTAGGCGGATCAGGTCGTAGTACCAATGCCGGTGCTATTGCTGCCGGTGGTGCAGCCGCACAAAATACGCGTAACCAAGCCCTCGCTGCACGACAACAAGCCGAAGGGCAATTGATTGACATTGGACCCGCATCGCGTGCGGCGGGGCTTAAAGCCGGTGAGACTGCATATGGACATGGCATGACGGGGCTAGTATCTGGCGTTAAGGCGGGCGTGGATTTGGCGCAAGTAGGTGAGCAAGGCGCACTTCGTGCGCAAATGGCAAAAGACGCTTTGGCAGGTAAAGCCGACAAACTTCGTGCAGAGATTCTTTTGCGGGTTGAGGGGTTGGTGACAAATGATCCGCAGTATAAGAACATAGTAAAAGCAACGGAGATGGCTGAGAATGTAGCTAATATGGCCCCTACACCGCAGAATATTACGAGGCGCGATACTTTGCGAAAAGACCAGTCGACGTTCTACAATCAAATGTTCCAAGATAAACTACGGCATCACCTGTCAGACGCAGGGAACGCTGGAACTGCACCGCCCGCTGCCACACCCGCACCACCTGCTGCACAATCGCAATCGTCCGGTCGAACACCCCCGCCACCTCCAGACTACGTAGTACAGACTCGCCCAGCCCCATAAAGGACGTTGCTATGGAACAAGCCGTTAACCCCACCACGGGTGAAGTTGTATTCTTGGTCGATAACCAGTGGGTAGCCCCATCGCAAACTGCAAAGAACGCTGCGGGGGTTAGTGCGTACCTTGTAAACGATGCGTGGGTTGCACCTAATGAGTCCGGTGTATATGATTACGCCGACAAGCGTGCGGCTATTGCGCGTGCTGCGACCCCTACTAGCAATCCGTTGGTGGGTATGGCGGGGCGTGCGGCTGCGGGCTTGGGGTCACTGATCGAAGGTGTTGCGCGGGTGGCGGAGCCTGTAGGTGACTTTCTTGAAACCAAACTGCCACTATCGGGCATATCCCCAGAGGATATTAAGAACAAGCGTCAACTTGAACCTATGTTCAAGGTTGCGGATCAACTGCGCGATTGGGATGCAAGCCTCGGCTACCAACCATCAACCAAGCTAAGTGATCTTGGTGACAATCCGTTAAAGGTAATACCGTTTATTGCAGAGCGTGTGATTTCGTCGTCTCCCGATATGGCTGCGGCGGTCTTGGCGTCTCCGGCGTACATGGCAACGCGAACAAATGAAATCCTTAATGAGCGCATTAAAAACGACAGCAAAGCATACGAAGACTTTACGGTTAAAGACCTAGCCCTTGCGACCGCAGCGGCAGTAGCCGAAGCCAAACTGGAGCAGTTCACCACAAAACGATTGCTTAAAGGCGCAAACATATCGGGTAAAAACGCCGGTACGCGTATCTTAAAAGAAGGCGCACTACAGTCGGCTACAGGTGGTGCAGAAGAAGGCATCGGGTACTTGGGTGGTACGTTTGACACCAAGAGGGGTATTGATAAAACAGAGTTGCTTGAGTCCATAGTCGAAGGCGCTATTGTAGAAGGCGGGTTGGGTGCAGGGGTCAAGGGTGTGCGGGAATACCGTGCACGTGGCAAAGACGCGGAAGCTGCCGCAAAGGGGCAGGAACTATCCCCAGAAGACAAAGCAGAGCGCGAGAAAGAACAACAAACCCTTGGGTACATGCGTGCGCAGCGCGATGAGCAAGAGGCGGCAAAGGCTGCACAAGCTCCGTTCATTGGGCAAAAAGAAACCCCTGAGGGTCAGTTCGGTCTGAACCTAGAAGGCGGCAGACGCGTAGCACCCACTGAGACGGTGCAAGGCGGTGAGTTGCCAGAGCGCAGGTCAGGCTTTGATGCCTACGGTCGCCCAAAAGCCGAAGAACCCACGACTACTGCACCTACGCCGATGGGCAGTACCGCTACACCAATGACACAGGCGTTGGATGCTACGCAAGCCACACAGCAGCATATCGAAGAGCGCGATAGCTTATTGCAACAACTAAACGATCTGCCTGATACCCCAGAGAGCAGAGCAGTTAGTTCGCAGATGGCAGCACGTGTGCGTGAGTTAAACAAGCTGATTAAAACCGCAGGGGCTGTACCTGCGGGCACACAGGGTGCGTTACCTGTTGTGCCTAGTGCAGAACCTACGCAAGCTACCCCAATTACGCCCGCCGAACCTACGCAAACTACTAGCGCCTTGGTTAAGGCAGCGGGTATCCCTGCCAGTGCGCCCGTTGCACAACAGCTAAAGAAACTTGACCTCACACAGCAGGCTGACCGCACGGCGGCGGCGCAGTTTATTGCCACGGCACTTGAGAACAAGAACGTCAGACCTGAGACGAAGACTGCCATCCAAGCGTTCTACGATCAGCATATTGCACAGCCCGCACCTGAGGGTCAGGGTGGCTTAGACTTAGGCGAGCCACAACCGTTGGTGCAAGACGCACCACCTACGCCACCTACACCGCCCACTGCGCCTATCATTCCCCCTGCACCCCCCGCTGCGCCTACCGTTGCGGTTACCCCTGACACCGCACCGCCTGTCATTGATGCGACTGTGTGGAGGGCACTGGGCATCGGACCCACTGCGGCTATTCGTAGAAACGTGGACGTTAACGGCAAGGACATCACCGATCCGACGGACGGTGCGTTTGTACGCCAAGCACTTGAGGCTTATCGTGCTGCGTCTAGAAGCGACCGGATTAAGGCGAACATCGACAGGTATCTTGCACGGTTCCCCCTAGCCGCTACACCTGCGGCTGCACCCGCGCCTGCGTCTAAGGCAACTAAACAACCGAAGGCAGCGAAGGCAACTAAAGCGGCTGCACCCGTTGCGCCTACACCACCCCCACCCCCACCTAAATCGCCTGTTGAGCAGCGTGTTGAGTCTGGGCAGATTGAGTCTTGGGCGCAGACTGCTAATCCGTATATCGGGAACGGTGATGTGGTGTACGCAGATGCTACGAAAGGATTGGTGCGGGTGCAGTTAAATAATGGGGTACTTCAGTACAGACCCATGACCGCCACAATGCTTATTAACGAAGACATATCGCAACTAAGTTTTGTTAATCAAGGCACGTTGGGGTTAACACCACAGGACGTGCGGGAGTTGGTTGAAGCACGTAATCTAATTGAGGTGCGTGAGAACGCCTTGCTTACACAGTTCCCCGATGGGCCATTCACAAACGCTACAAACAACGTTGTAGCCACAGAAAACGTTGACCCACGCTACACACAGTACCTAACCGCGCTTATGCAGAAGCTAGGCATGGGTGATGTAAATCTGTTCTTAGTGTCTGGCAAAGACTTAGTTGGCAATAAAGATAAGTACCACTTGCACGGTGCGTACGGCACGTTGGCAACCGCCGGTGATAATGACACCCGATACGGGATGCTTATACCGTTTGGACCCCGCCAAGACACCCTTGCTATATACCTTAACCCTAATATGTCTGAAGCTAAAGCGATTGAAACCATTGCGCATGAGCTTGGGCACGGTATTGAGTACACGTCCTTTGTGCACGCGCCACAGGCTACAAAAGACGCTATCGTAAAAGAATACACAGCGTGGCGCACCGCTGCACGCAAGATGAATGTTGAGCAGTTCATGAACTCCCTGCGCAATCGTGAGACCGCCGCAGCAAATCTTGCGGGGATTTCACCTGCGGGCTTGGCTGCACCAGCACGAAACGTTACTGATGCAAAGGGCAAACCTAATTTTGAATCGTATTGGGCGAGCTTTCCTGAATGGTTTGCGGATAACGTTTCGCGTTGGGCAACCACAGACGCTAAAGCAACGAGCCTTGTAGCCAAGTTCTTCCAAGCCGTTGCCAAACAAATGCGTGCACTTGTGGCAGCGGTTACGGGTGTGCGGTTTGATCCAGCAACAAGCGTTGCGGATTTCCTTAACTCAATGAGTCCTGCTAACCCCGCAATGTGGCAAGGCGCTGTCGCGGACAGAGCAGCAAAGAAATTGCGCGTGCGGTATGAAGAGTCGTTGGCAGAGGCACGCCCCACTGCACCCGACACACCTGAGTTTAAGAAGTGGTTTAAGGGTAGTAAGATTGTCAATGAAGATGGCACACCGAAGGCGATGTATCACGGCACGACCGGCAACATCAGTGAATTTAAAATATCAGAAAAGAAAAATCGCACTAGCATGCCTGATGGGTTTTACTTTACTTCTGATCCAAAAGAAGCAAGTGACTATGCTACCAACGACGAAAATGCTAATGTTGTTCCGGTCTATCTAAATGTAAAAAATCCGTTTAATCTAACCGGAAAAAACAAGATTACTAATGAGATGGTGATGCAATTCAGAGATGAGTTGCGAAAAGACAATCCAAATTTAGAGTTTAGCTGGATACAATCAAAGGTAGAACTTTTTAAAGAAAAAGCGGCACGGGGCGGGATGCCATTTCCTAACATTTCCTTTCCAACAGACGCAATGCAACGTGTGTTTCAAGTTGGTGGGTATGATGGGTTGATTGATGGTGGGCGGCATATTGTCGCGTTTGAACCCAATCAAATCAAATCCGTATACAACCAAACGCCGACTGACGTTAATGACATTAGTGGTGAAGAGTCACTCGTAGACCAACAGCAGATGGATGAGTCAACCATCATGCAAACCTCGCAGAGCATTAACACTCCTGTGGGGCAAATCACACCTGCTACATGGAACAACATTAACCAAGCCAAGTCACAGCCACAGCGTACAGCCATGACGCAGTTTGCTGCCGTGCAAGCGCAAAATGATATTAGCTGGACAGATTGGTTCCGCCAAAAGACTGTGGACGTGTTTGCGCCAATTGCTACCAAGCTCGGTGCGCGTTTCGATCAGGGCGTGCGTGATTCGTTCGGTGATGTAAACCCTGTGCAGTTTATCCGGCAAGCCTTTGACCACGCACGTGTGGCGCTTGATGTGTTCAGGCAAGGTGGCTTGCGCATGAACAAGGATGGCTTTTGGGAAAGCTATCAACTTAAAGATGCCAACGGCAAAGAAATGTCGGCGCAGCAGGTGGTCAAAGATATTGCAGAGCTTGCTAAGAAAAACAACGAAGCCTACAACGTCACCAAAGGAAAAGTTGCAACCGTTCTAGAGGGTATGCGCCTGTTTGATCTGCGCAAGGAAAACGCAGATAGGGAAAAACTTGCCCAAGCGTATGAAGCACGTGGCGAGTTTGATAAAGCCGATAAAGAACGTGAAAAGAAGATTCTTCTGCACATGAGTTTTGCTGAGATTGATGCGCTTGAGCAGGTGTTTCAAGCATCGCCTGAGATACAAGAAATTCAACGCATCATGAACACCTCGCGTGAGTCCGCAGTGGACGCTATGGTGACTTCAGGTCGCATCAGTCAAGACCGTGGCGACCTATGGAAGGCGGTCACTAATTACGTGCCGTTTGATCGTGAGAAAAACGTGTATGAAGACCCCTCACTCACGCAACGCCCAACCCGCAAAGGTATCTCTGCACTAGGCGAATTACCTGCGCTGCGTGGATCACTCAAGCGCCCTGTAGTAAACACCGTGGACAGTTACATGAACACGATGGCATGGATGGTTGACCAATCCATGCGCAACTCAGCCGCTGTGCGCGTGCTGAATCTGATGGCGACTCCGGGTGTGGACATGGCTACGAAGCTGCCATCCATGAACCAAGCATCTAATTCCGGCATGGTTGTGCCTAAGCTCTACGAGAAGGGTGAGCCGGTTTACTTTGAACTGTACAGCCCGTATGACTTGGCAGCCTTTGTGCAAGCCCCTGAGATTCAGTCAGGTGCGTTAAAACTGCTCGGTGCATCCTCACGCCTGTTGCGCACGACCGTTACTGCGACCCCCATGTTTGCAATCAAGCAGGTGGTTGATGATGCGCAGCGGGTGATGTTTTACTCAGGGGTTAAAAATCCTAGAGCCGCCCTTGCCACGTTATTTTGGCACTTTCCTCGCGCATGGTTGGGTGCGTGGTTTGGCAAGCAGTCTGGGCTTGAGAAAAAGCTAGTAAGCCTTGGCATTATTGGCGACTACGACTTTAACCCAACCAATCCGATTGAAACAATTGAGTACCAAACAAAAGCCGTAAAACGCAGTGCTGTCGGGTGGGCTGTCAACAAGCTTGAGCAAGTCACCAAAGCATCGGACATGGCTGCACGTATGGCGGTGTATGACCAAACACTAAAAGAAACGGGTGACCCCGCTGTTGCCCAAGTCCGTGCGCGTGAGCTTATTAACTTTAATCGCCGTGGTTCGTCCAAGGCTATGAATGTGCTTTCGCACACGGTTCCGTTCTTTAACGCCTATGCGCAGGGTCTAGACCTAATGTACCGTGGCGTGTCAGGTAAGGATGCTTCGTCAGGGCTGAACAAACGCGCAGCGCGTAACTTCTTCATCAGTCGCATGGTGATGATGACAGGCATGGGGTTCCTGTATGCCTTAGCTATGTCAGACGATGAGCAATACGAAGACCTGACCGATGAAGTGCGTGATCGCAATTGGATTCTGCCTAAGTCGATTAACGATTCGTTCCCTGTCAAGCTTTCTGTGCCCGCTGAACTTGGGTTTGTATTCAAGTCCATCCCAGAGCGCATCGTAAGCTACATGAAAGCCGCATCAAAGGGTGAAGATCAAGGTGTGGGGCGTGCCGTAATGGACACGCTCGGTGATGCGTTGAAGACCTACGGCAACGTGCCAATCCCACCCGTGCTGAAGTCAGCTATCGAGAACACAGCTAACTACTCGTTCTTTACGCATCGGGAACTTGTGCCCAAAGCCATGCAAGAGCGTCCTCCTGCCCTGCAATACACATCCAACACATCAGAGCTTGGCAAGGTAATTGGTAAAGCTGCGGACGTATCACCCATCAAGGTCGATAACTGGATACGTGGCACGTTTGGGCTGATGGGTGCGTCTGGTCTGCTCATGACGGACGCGATGATGAACCCTGCACGACCTGATCGCTCACTTGCGCAGATACCCTTTATGAGTATTGCGTTGGTCAACCCCGCAGGGTCGCGTGTCAAAGATGAGTTCTATGATTTCCGTCAAAAGATCACGGAAGCCGTAGCAGCAAAGAACATGCTTGAAAAAGAAAACCCAGTCAAGTACGCTGAGTTTGTGCAAAAGAACTACCACCTGCTTGCCGCAGCACCCTACGTGAATCAGAAGCTCAAAGTGCTATCTGAGCTACGCGCAACAAAAGAAATGTTTACCCACATGCCTGCATCAGCCATGACCTCTGCCGAAAAGCGCAAGAACATTGATGAGATCAACAAGATTGAAAAGATAATGTTGAGTGATATGCGGACGATGCGCTCTGCGATACGAAACGCGGGTCCTAAATAAAAAACCCCCGGTGCAAGACCGGGGTAAACACAACCAAGGAGTATCAGCATGGACGTGCTGATTGCTCAATTATATCAGCGCATGCGCCATATACCAACCCCCCAAAGCCCGTTGCGTTCGCCCACTGCGATGTGCAGCTTGATGCGGTGCTTGCGTGCGCTACCTACCAACATCTCTGTAATACGGTTAGTTGCCACGCAAGGTATGAACACACTAGCCCCCACTGAGAATGTTGCCCAATCAAACGAATAGGTAACACCCTCTGCATCAACGATGCACACCGTAGGAAGTTTAGGCTTGGGGTTTTGACTCATCCGCTATGGTGTCCATATCAAACACACGGCTCTGCGGGTCATGGATGGCAAGCACGTTCGCAGGTGGGGTACTGAGCAGTGTGCCCTTTGCCATGCGTTTCTTGGCGAGCTTAATATCTAACCCACTAGCTTGCAACCCACCGATCAACTCGTTGTAACCTACCTGACGTTTCACGCACCACGCCTTGAACGGCTGCGATGCTAGGAAGATGGTCTTGGTATTTGGCTCGTAGCGGATCAGCAACTCGCCTCGTGGCTCACGTAGCGCGATGGGTTTGTAGGTTGTATCGCTGTCGTCAATGATAAGAACGTTGTTGATGTTCTGGTTGATGTACGCCGCCAAGCTATCTGACCCGTCTACTGAGCCACGTGTAGCCTCGGCAGCGGTCGCCAAGTGTGCGGATGCCCAACGCCCAACTCGCGCAACATCAATGTTGTGCAGTCCTAACGTTGCTGCAATCGTGCCCCCTGCAAGCGCAATAGCTGCCATGTTTGACCAGATACGTTCACGTTGGGTCAGGTTTGCATTGAGATCAGTCTGCGCCTGTATGGTGCTTAGTATCGCCTTTGCGTTATCAGGATTGTTAACCACGTAGGTCATCAGTAACTCCCCTGCCAGCCCGTGGTTGTCGTGCAACTTAGCAAACAACGCATCGGTATGTACCTTAGTAAACTGCATCGTGCGCTGTACCGCCACCTCCATCACACGCATCAACTCACCCTCAGGGAAATCTTTTTCAGCAGAGAGCTTATCAATCACGCTGCTGTTTGATGATGTGATGGTCGGTGCTTGCCACGTGGTGTTGTTCACACGCTCTGCGTTCGTACTGGCTTGCAAGCGGTTCTTGCCTCGTGCAGCGGTTGCGGCATACACCATGTTTGACATTTCAATCGGGGACATGTTGGTGATTTCGTCAATGGTAATGGGCAAATGTTGCAGTACGCCCATGCGGTGTATGCGGGCGTTGTAGGTGTCGTCCTTCTGCAACAACAGATCAACCGGATGACCCCAGACACTGTTGGCTACCATGAGCGCGGTGGACTTGCCAATACCTGATTGGTTACTCATAAGGTTGTAGATGCCCCCACGGTACTGCGTGAGGTACATAAGCGGCGCACCAAAGCTCAGAAACACAGCAAAGGCAAACGGTTCAAGTCCGGGGGTGTCGTAGAAGTTTACGACCTTGCGCCACTCATCCATCGTGCCTTTCTTTTGCAGCATGCTCGTCACGCGTAGCGTAGCCGTAGACGGGGGGCTATACCTGCTTATCTCAGTTGTCGGGGGGGCTGTCGGGATGATCTCCCGATCACCAATTAAAAATGTACCCTCGCTTGTCCAACCCATTTGGGTTCTCATGTTTTCAGTGCGTTCACGCATTTGTAGCCTCTTAGTAGATTTTTGGATATAAGTCATAAGTGCATCAAAGTTTTTACCACTAGCCATAACACCATGCTCCGCAATAGCGTCACGAAATTTATCTTTAGCCACCACTACGGGGAGCGGTAGACTAAATTCACGAATACCATCGTGGGGCAATTTCAAACGTACTAGTATGGATTCCCCCAACATAGGGTCTTGCATACGTTTAACTACGTAAAAATCATGTTCATACACGCACGTTTCAGTGCGCTGCTCACCCTCACCCATTTCCGCATACACTCCACCTGCTTTACCGCGAAAGAACGGAAACGGAAACGGCTCAATAACCTCTTGCACGGCTTGCTTAGTCAGTGGGTCGGCAACTGTAACAACGTTGTCTGCGTCTGTTGCGCGTTGTATCTCGCGCCCAAGCACTACGGGGGTTGTGATCTTACCTTTAAGCGGACACGCTTTGCAACCATCAGGGTTTAATCCTTCAAAGGTCTTGCAGAATTGGGGTCCCTCAGTCTTGCTTGCTTTAGCGTCTGTCGCTGCGTGGGAGTAGTTGGGGTGTTTGTTGGACATTGCATGGATAGCCTCGTCACGGTCGATACAGACCTGTGCAATAGACAATCCTGCACGCCACAACGGTTCACTGATTGTGGCTTGGTTTTCGCAGATGTGCTTTAGCTGCAAGCATGTCTCAGTACGTACCATGATGTTCTTAAACCGCGTAACGTGGTTTTGCAAAAACGTCTTGGTGGTGTCATCCATCTTGTACTTGATGTGCTTAGGCACAGCAAACGGCAACACGTTATCAGGGGCTTGCGCCTCACCCGTACCCAACTTCTCTGCAAACGCTACGAGCTTGATGGGGGTCTTGCGTGACTTCAGTATCTCAACGGGTTTGGGGTTGCTTGGATCACGGTAGTTGTATGTGCCCGGAATACGCAGTATGCGTGCAGAGTCCGCTGTGCATGTTTGGTCTACGCGAAGCCCCTGCTCGTCGCACACTGCCTTAAAGCGCGTGGCTATCGGTAGCCACACGTCAGGGCTAATCTCTTGCTCTAGAGGCCAATATAAGTGAAAGCCGTTGCCTGAGTTTACAACGACCGGACGGGGTAATCCCGTAGCCTTGATGAACGCCACGATAGCGCTAGCTGCATCTTCTTGCGTGGGGTATCCGCTACCGTCAGGCTTGTTGCTGTCAACATCTAACCAAAACGATTTAAGCCACGCAACATTTGATTGTTTGCGCGATGACCCATCAAGATAAGACGCGCATGCAAAATACTGATTGACTGGTGCATCTAGTGCGCCACTCGCGGGTTCAAAATCTGCAATAGCCGGTAGAAATAGTTGCTCAACCTTCTTGTTTGCTATGGCTGCGAGACAGTATGTTCCCGATTCAGGAAGCACAAGGCGCAGAAATTCTGTAGGTGTCATATAGTGCTTCTTCTTATACGATGACAGACCCGCGAGGGGCTATTTGTCTAGCAATTTTTGCAATCGCTTTAGCTTATCGGGGGCGGGTGCATACTGCCCTGTAAACCAATCGTATACGCACGTGCGTGACACACCTAGTGCGGCTGCAACCGCTGTGACGCTTATATCTTTCTGTACTGCTAGCATGCCCAATGCACCGCCGACAGTTTTCTTTGCTTCTTTAATACGTTTTGCTAGCGTGATTGAATAGCCACTCATGTATATCTCCAAGGTTAAACATGGGGTCACTGCTTTCGCAGTGACCCCGCAGTGCTTACTCGTCGTCGTCAGCCCAGTTGTCTAGCACGGACTTAACGTCAACAGCCTTGGTCTTGCCACGTACCTTAGGTGCAGCAGCTTCGGGCGCTGCGTCCTCTTCAGGCGCATCTACTTTGGCGTGCTTGGCAGCAGCCACAGCAGCTACGCTATCTGACTCTGCGTCTCCGGAGCTTTGCTTATCCAATTTTGGAGTAAACGACATGGTGATCGCGGCTAACGCCTCGGTGGTATCCGCACGTTCGGTTACAGCGGTGTACTCGTCTTGCTCAAGTGGGCGCACCGGTTTGAACGTCAGCTTAGGTGTTGCTGAGTTGGTGTCAAAACGCATCTCAGTCACTACAGCCGTGACGGGCAGGTTATGCCCTGCGAGAAACTTAACGTATGCCTCAAGCGGTAACTTGCCTTTCTCGCCCTTACCAAAAATAGATTGCGCGGGTAGTGCGAGTTGCAACACATCACCTGCAATGTCGTTATCAAGTACAACGGCTAGGCGGCGGGTAAAGCGGCATGCACGGCTATCGCCCTGACCTGAACCTTTGATGTTCTGTGGGCATGTGGCGCACTTCGGGCTTTGCGGATTGCGCACAATAACATCAGGTGTTTCGTTGTTTGATGACCAACAATCAGGTGCAGCGTTCTCACCTTCTTTGTACGTACCTGCGTAGAACGTGCGGTGTACGTTTGAGGCGCTCTTAACAATGATAATGTTCATAGCGCGGTCGTCGTTCTGCATGACTTCTTCGCCGTTCACAATCTTACGAAACACGCCGCCACGAATAGAAATGCGGGGTATTGAGCCGCCACCACCCATCAAATTGCGGGTGGTTTCATCCATCGTAATACCTTTCAGGTATGCGGGTAGCTTCGCCGGATTAAAAAGACTGAGATCACTCATGTGTAACTCCTGTTGGTTGGGGAATAGATTCTACAAGTTTGTCGGCGGGAATGCCAAAATACTTTCGTACGTCACTTAAAAAGAAACGGTAATGCTTGCCAATGCGAATTGACGGTAGTGGGTTTACGGCTTTCTTTGCTAGGTTTGCAACAGTGGTCTTGCTTATGTTCATTGCGTGTGCGACCTGCGTGGTCGTCATAGGGCGTTCTAGCATCACTTGCGACTCCGTGTGATGGTTATGGCGTACTGGCTTGTGACATTCAAACCGGGCGGCATAAGCTCAGGGTTGTTTTCAATAAACTCTTTCATTGCACGTTGTGCGACACGCCGCTCAAGCAAGTCAGGTGCGCTTTGCGCAAGGATAAACTTGTGCATCGCTTCCCAATCTGTTGCGTCATAGCGGGTTTTGACTGAACGTGATACCGTGCCAAACTGTGTCTTTAGTCCGTCTGTGCCAACGGTCTTGCACAACTCTAGTAACTCGGTCTCAATAAACGCCATCTGATCTTTGACGTTAGCATCTTCATCTTCATACTGCGCCTTTAGTGCTGATCTGTGGTCACGCATTTTTATATATGCTTTAACCATTTTGTCTGCGGTTATGTCCATGTGATTCTCCAGTGAGTAGCTATAGTAATTGTTTATATTTACATTGTCAAGTGTTAGCTATTGATAATCTCCTCGTATAGGGCTAGTAAGCTTACATTAGTATCTTCACAATTATCAAGTGCCTTGTAACGCTGCACTTCTACGGGACTACCCTGTAGTTTTACGACCAAGCACTTGTTCTTTTGCCCTGCGCGGTGGATACGCGCATTGGCTTGTGCGTAGGTTTCATACGACATGATTGGACCCCACCACACAATAGTGTTTGCCGCATGTAGGGTAATCCCGTGGGAGGCTGCTTGTGGTTGGATGACTAGCACCTTGGGGTTCGCTTGCTCTTGAAACGTTTTAATAACCACTGCGCGTTTCGTTGGGGTGATGCCCCCATGTATGGTATCAACCGTATACCCGTCAGCCGCCAACTTCTCTAGCAGTAGCTCTATGGTGTGCGTGTAGGGCACAAAGACCAACACCTTGTGGGGCGTGTCATCAATTACTTCGCGCAACACATCGTAGCGCGGGCGTATGTCGAGTTCTACCGTCTGATGGTCATCGGTGTACACCGCGCCACAACTGATCTGCAACAGCTTGTTAAGCCCTGCGGCTGCATTGACCGCAGAGATAATTTCACCCGCTGCAAGCACGGCTAGGTTCTTGCGCAAATCGTCATACATTTTTTTCTGTTGGCGGGTCAACGGCACTTCGCGAGTCGTGTAAATAATGTCGGGTAGGTCTAGGCACTGCTCTTTAGTAAATCGTATTGCGGGTTGCAACAAATTGTTGACCGTAGTGATTGCGGTAGGCTTGGGTATCCATTTGAAGTTTGTAATCTTAGACATTACAGAATCACGGAACATACCAAACGATCTAGGCGCGGTGCTTGGGTGCATCATCTTGACTAAACCAAACGCATCAAGCGGCGACTGTGAGGCAGGTGTGCCCGTCATCATCCATACCCAAGTGTCGGGTCGAATTAGTTTATTGATTTGCTTCCATCGTTCAGTCGTAGCAGTCTTCACAGCGTTGGCTTCATCAATGATGATAAGGT